TGAACCATTCTTGTGCTCGATCGGCAGGACCGAAATTATACTGCAAGTTTCCTATACTTAGGCCTGCTTGGTCGTGATTCCCACTCGTTATAGCCATTTGAGTATTTTCGGTCGTTTGGCTTGTTTCAAAAAAGCCTGTATTTAAATGGCAATTCTTTTTTAGATCGTCAAAAGGTAATACGCCTGTAGTCATACCGTCACCCCGTTATAAAGTAAAGTGTATTTCCGTCTTTGGTCAATCCGTCATAGGTTGCCTGCGTACCTGTCCATATTTTCTTGTTATTTAGCAAGGTTTGAATGATGTAATTATCAGCCGTGTCAACATAAGTAGTTTCGGCTAATCGTTTCCAATCAGCGTTTGTTGCTCCCTCGGCTATAAAAGCTTTTTTATTAACGTTATCTACTGTCATTTGGCCTATAAAAGCAGGCGTGGCCGTAGGTGTAACGGTGTTAACTAATGGCCTATTATCGGGTCCCTCTGGGCCTTGTGGACCTTCTGGACCTATTTCTCCTGGAATCCCTTGAATACCTTGTATTCCTTGTGGTCCTTCTGGCCCTTGAACACCCTGTAATCCTGTGTCGCCTGTGTCTCCTTTAATGCCCTGTAATCCTTGTGGGCCATCTGGCCCTGTTAATCCTTGTAGACCTGTATCTCCTTTAATTCCTTGTGGCCCTTGAATCCCTTGTGGCCCTTCGGGTCCCGTTAGTCCAATATCCCCTGTATCTCCTTTGATACCTTGAATCCCTTGTGGACCTTGTGGTCCATCTAGTCCTATTGGCCCTTGTGGTCCTGTGTCTCCTGGTAAACCTTGAATTCCTTGTGGTCCTGCGTCTCCTTGTGGACCCTGCAAGCCTGTTTCGCCTGTATCCCCTTTGACACCTGGAATTCCTTGTATTCCTTGTGGTCCATCGGGTCCTGTAAGCCCTATCGGTCCTTGTGGTCCTGTGTCTCCTGTTAAGCCTGTATCTCCCTTTATCCCTTGTATTCCTTGTGAACCCTGTGGCCCTGTTTCGCCTTGAATTCCCTGTAAGCCTTGTGGCCCATCAGGTCCAATATCTCCTTGAATCCCTTGTAAACCTTGTGGACCATCTGGCCCAATCGGCCCTTGAATTCCTTGAATCCCTTGTAATCCCTGTGGTCCTTGTGGCCCAACGGGTCCCTGGATTTGTCCAACGTTTTCAAATAAAGCCCCATTCCAAACATATAAATCGCCTGCAACAATATAAGCTTCGCCTGTTACGTTTCCAGAAGGATGCGCTGAATTTAATTCTCCTTCGGTTGCATAGCTACCTAAAATAGTTACGCCTGTACCGTCTGCTCCTTCGGGTCCAATTGGTCCCTCGGGTCCTGTTAATCCAGTAGGCCCTTGTGGCCCCTCTGGCCCTTCGGGTCCTGTTAATCCTTGAATTCCCTGTAATCCTGTATCCCCTTTAGGGCCTTGTGGACCATCTGGCCCTGTTAAGCCTTGCAAACCTTGTGGCCCTTGTGGTCCTTCGGCTCCTGTATCTCCCGTTAGACCTTGAATTCCTTGTAAACCCGTGTCTCCTTGTGGCCCTTGTAATCCTGTATCCCCTTTTGGCCCTTGTGGCCCTTGCAATCCTGTTTCGCCTTGTAAACCTGTATCTCCTTGCGGTCCTTGTGGTCCGATAGGCCCATCTGGTCCCTGCGCCCCCGTGTTTCCTGTTAAGCCTGTATCCCCTTTTGGTCCTGTTAATCCCTGTATTCCTTGTGGACCTTCTGGCCCTTGCAATCCTGTATTTCCTATATCACCTTGTGGACCTTGTAAACCTTGTGGACCTTCTGGGCCTTGTAAACCTGTATTTCCTGTTAAGCCCGTTTCTCCTTGTGGGCCTATTGGTCCTTGTATCCCTTGTGGTCCATCGGGACCTTGCAAACCTGTTTCTCCCTGTGGCCCAATCGGTCCTTCTGGTCCCGTAAGACCAATAGGCCCTTCTGGCCCTTGTATTCCTTGTGGCCCTTGTGGCCCTGCAGTAGCTTGAATATCTATTCGTTTCCAATCGCCAACCAGGCTATTTGCTACATAAGATTCGTCATTCGAGGTGTTTATGTAAACTTGGCCTATATACTCAGGGGTTACGCCTGCAGGAGCAATTAAACCCGTTAAAGGCAAACCACTCGCCTCTGCATCAATAGGCATATATAAGTCATTTCCTTCGGTTACAGTCAAATATTCTTCTGGAATCGCCTCTAATTTAGCGTTTAAAGATTCGGTGAGGTTCAAAATGTCGTTTATATCGTGTTCGTGATTAGTTGGTGTAAATGTGAGAGGCTTTGATTTAACATCATCCCAATAAACAACTGCACCCCCACCTTCGCCTGTTCCGTAAGGTTTCCAACTTGTATTATCTAAAGTCAGGGCATAAAACATGACCGTTCCGACTGTATCTAAGTAGGTTTGTCCTTCATATTCGGGCGTAACAACTCCATTTGGACTTCCTATGCCTAAAATAGGCCGTAAATCATTACGGAGCAGGATATTATGAAAAGCCTGCCAATCATTCGCACTTTCTAATGTTTGCTCGTCAATAATGGCGTTTAAAGAGGTGTATTCAAATGTTCTTGTTACAGACATAGTGCTATTTTGCGTTATCATCAATTCGCCTGTATGTGGCCCTGTTTCGATAATGGCCTGGTTAGATAAAATAACCTCGCAAGTACCACCTAAAGCATTTGTGATAAAACAATCTTGCAAAACAGTCATTCCAGAAGGTTTTAAAACGGCTAATCGAACACTAGCGTCCGTTAAATCAAGGACAATGCCCTCGTCTGAAATTTGAAATATAAATCGAACTGCGTTTAGATCACTTTCCTTGATCTGGATTATCGGATTTGTTGTTGTTCGCACCAGGTCCAGGTTTATTTGAAACGTTTTCATTAAATCCGCCATTTTCCGTGCCTCCATTCGCTTCTACCGTTGGATTTTCGCCCATTTTAGCGAGTTTGTTTGTATTTGGTGTGTAAATTTCCTCTGAATCAGCAAAGTAAAGAACATCTTGCAGGCCTAATTTTAAGAATTTGAGGCCTAACGGTGGTAAATTCTCTTTGTAACGGGCTTCGTCGATCTGTAGGACACCGTTTTTTATGCCTAATTCATAGGCTTTAAAGCGTTTTTCAATATCGCCTTTAGTTAGATCGGTCGTGTCAAAAGCGAAAAAATGATCTTCTTTTTCGGATGGTAGGAGCAAATCTTTGTTTAAAGCGCTTTCAAATGCCGATAAAATAGGCAAAATACAAATTTTAATCCAGTTGTTGTATTCTTCTTCGTTCGCTTCGCCTGTTAGGATGCGTGGAGGTACGAGCATGATCTTACAAATCTGGTCCGAATTGCTTCTTTTGTGCTCGTCTAATTGCAATTCTACGGAAGTTTGAGAGGCCTCTTGGAATTCAAGACCGTTGTTGAGAACTAAAACGTTTTCTGTCGAATTTGCGTATAGGTCCCTCCAACCGTTTTTAAGTTCGGTCATGGCTTCGGGACTTAGCCTGCCCTGGGCTTTAAGGAACCCTTTCTTATTTCCACCTGTCTTAATTAAAACTTCCTCGTAAACCATCTGATTATAGGCCACAGAGAGCATCGTGTTATTTTCTTTTAAAATCCCTTTGCCTGTAACACCGTCTTTGGTTTTTCTGAGAAGTTTCACAAATTGAAATTCTCGGAATCCTTCACCGTTGACCAAAATTTCAGCCTTTTTATAGATCGGGTCCACATTTTTATTGACGGCTACAAAAGGGCTATCAATATAATGCAGGCTAGTTACATCGTTTAATTTGCGATTAATATAGGCGTAGCCCCCACCATGTAAGAGATAATCAGCTACAAGCGCCCGTTTAAATTGAAAACCGTCCAAAGAATCCTTCGTATCGTCATTTAATAAGTTAGTTCGGGAGTCTTTTTTAGTTTTTGTTGTTTCGCCTGTTTCGGTATAAAGCTTTAGAGGCAGGCTTGCCACGGTCGTAGAAATAAGTTCAATACAGGCCGTTAGAGCAGGAATGTTTAAGGCCTGGTCTTGGCTAATGACATTTGTTAAGGCTCCACTTTGAATCAGAATTTCTTCTAGGGTCATTCGTTCTTCTTTCTTCTTAAAAGGCCACACATTCACACCGTCCTAATCAATGCTATACTTTCGGTCGATTCTCGTTGCCTGTGAAGCGAATTCGATTTTATGTTGTGGAACTTCGCCCACTTCCCAATAAAATTCGATTCCGACAATGCCTTGAATCAAGCAACCGTCCATCCAAATGTTTATACTTCCTTTTTCGTCCACGATTACTTTTAATTTCTCCATTAGAACACCTGCACCGCCCAATCAGAATCAGGATTGAATATTACATCGACCTGCAGAAGATAAACGGCATTAATCATACTCGCAAGCATGTCTACTTTGCCTGTAGATTTTTTCTTATTAATGTAAATGTCCTTATTATTGTTTTCGACTACTTTTGCGTTTTGCACATTAATTTCAAATAGTTCATTAGGCGTATAAAAAAACTCTTTGCTTAATATTTTTTCTCTTAAAAGTTTTGTGGCAGGGTGTAAAACCGACGAATGTTGTTTAACCTCAACGGTTTTCATTCCTTCTCGTTCTAAGCGTTGGGCCGTACTGAGACAGTTGTAACGGTCATAGCCCACGCCCATAACAATTACATTGTGTTTCTTTTCGATTTCTAAAATTATTTCCTCGATAAACCCGTAATCTACGGTTGCATCACCACAGGCGTAACATTTGCCTGCTTTAATAAAATCGTAATAGTTGATCTTCTCGACACGGTTCTTTTCTTCGATTCGATCAGTAGGCACAAAGGCGAAAGAATCAGCGTAAATTTTTAAATCTTCTTCCGTAACCATGCTATAGGCGCAATTATCAGTCGTTAGGGCTAAATCCAGGCCAATCCACACCTGACGATTGGACCAATCAAACTCAGGTATCTTACATAGGCGTAATTCATCGACACTTATGTAAGCTTCGCCCGAATTGCTAGGCATGAAGTGGTTCATATGCTTACACAGGTATTCAGCCCGTACTTTAGGCTTTTCAATAGCCTCTTTACGGTTATCCCTAATCTCCTGGTAGTTTTCCTCAATTCTAAGAGGATTAGCCTGTAAAAGTCCGATTTCGTCCCAAAGATGCTCGTCCTCGGCATAAAAAAGCATAGCGAACATACGTTCGTCATCAATCATTCCGTCGAATACCTTTTTGATATAGGCCAATTCTTCGAGCATGATACTTTGGTCCTCTGGATAGGCCGTTGTGATCTTGAACCTAAGAGGATTTTTAACGCTCAATTGGCCTGATTGCATCGCATTGATATTGTCGTATTCCTTGAATGCTCCAATTTCATCAGCTATGAAAGCGCTTGCACGTAATCCGTTATTGGCCGTTGGGTCTGCCGTTCTCGGTTGGTAAAATGAATTTGTAAGCTTACAGACAACTTTGCCTGTTAAGGTCTTTGGAACTACGAAATACTTTGCAATTGCAGGCGAACCACTAAGAACCTGGGCAATCATTGTTTTTACTAGGCCTGCTAGTTCACGGTCCTTACAGATTGAATAAAATTCGCTATAGGCTTCTTCTGTCAATAACAAAATTATAAAAAGTATCGCAACGAGCCAGGTCTTACCATTTTTCCTGCAGATAAATAAAGTAATGTCACGATTTTTAAATTTGCCTGGGCTAGTCTTGAAGCGAAACCCAAAAACATTAACAAAAAAGAAGGCTTGGAATCCTACCAAGCCCTCTAAAACTGTTTTGCCTGTAACTCCTATCCCTGTAGCAAAGTTAAGCAGGCCAAGTATACCCTCGACTACTTCAAGTTGCTCTAAATCCAGGTAATAGGCGAAATCGTCATGATGTTGACGCTCTAAGTCGTTTAAAAATACATTGCATTGTTTCTTGATATATTTGTTCGCTACTTCTTTACCGTCCAATACATCATTTGCGTATTGTGTTGCCATTTCAAATAACATTTTTATCAACCACTCTTATTTTTCTTTAACACTTTTAGTAATGGGTCTTGCTCTTTAACTTTATTGTTTGCTACTAATGAACCAAATTTCGCTCGTGCCGTTGGAGCCATTCCAAAAAATTCTACGGCTTTCAAAAAATCGACTGTGTACTTAGCTTTGGCGCTCATTAACTCACGATCTCTAATCATGTCAAAATCTTCGTTGATAAGCTTTTCGATTGATTGCAGGCGATCAATAGCGATCGAGGCCGTTTCTAACATGTGTGTATCAATGTCGCCATGAATACCTACATTTTCAATATGAGCCTTAATAAAATTAAAGATTTTTTTCTGATTGGAGTTGAGGCGTGAACTTGGTTTTAGGTCTTTTGTTATTTCTGCCCCGAACATTTCTTTAACTTTTGTACGAACGGCTATATCTTCTTTTGTTGAACTATTACCTAATTTTAAACTAGGGTCTTTTGGTGGGCGTGGCATAATGTAAAAACCTCCTTCCCTAATATTTTTGTAATATTCTATTATGTCCCAATTATAATGGGATTATTTTTGGCGTCAGCAA